CTAATTGGCATATTTGACGGAAGAGGATATCAAAATATTTACTGGATTCTCTGCATCGGACTTCAAACAGGATGGTGCTCAAATGACTGCCACCCGGTTCACTGACCTCTGCGGTATAGTTATAGATGCTGTAACTGAATCTATCAACAGGTTCTGTAACGTTGATACTCTTGAAGAACATGTAGCTACTGAATATTTTAATGGGAAACGTGCTACTACTGATGAAGGAGCGTATAACGAAGCAGACCTGACTTACTATTTACGTGAGAACTGTTCTGAAGTGTCAACTGTATCAGTAGACATGACTCCGGGAGACGTTATTACTTGGCAGGATAGGACGTTACGTACTGGGTCTGTAGCTGGAGACTACGAAGTCCATAACCGTATGGGTTTGACCTACGTACGTATTATAAAGAACATACCGGCAGAAGGTATTAACAACGTCCGTATAGTCTACACAGCTGGTTATGAAGACGACAGTGAAGAGCTAAAGAACATCAAAGTATTATCTCTTCGTATGGCGTCCAACCTTCTGTTGATTAAGAAGAAGATGCAGGAAGCTACTACAATACGTGCAGCAGCTACTGAAGACTATGCAAAGATGTTCGAGCTTGCGTATGGTAAAGAAGTAATGACTCCAGAAATAGCAGCGGGACTTATGCGGTATAAGAGGTGGTTTATAGAACCATGGTCTTTATAAAACATCTCAAACATATCGACACAGACTGGGAACCCGGGCATTTCCTCAACATACGTGAGTTACAGAAAGATTTGCTTGAAATATGGACCACCAGTATACTTGAGAAGGTCAGGCACGCCACACCGAAAGGTAAGACTCACGGATTAATGGATAGCTGGAAGATTACGCGAACTAACGACTATAGGTTCAGAGATGTCGTGAACACCAAAGAGATCAACATTAATGGTGACAAAGTACATCTCATGCACCTCTTACATAGCGGTAGGAAAGCGATGTGTGCCAAACGACGTGATGACGGTAGTATTGGTGCACTCAAGTTTTTCAGTCGTGGTGAATGGTGGCTTCGCAGATGTGT